CGTGGCTTCGCAGTGGGTGAAGCTAGCCTGTGCTCGGCATCAGCGGGACATGCGGCGGGCGCTGACGGCTGATGCCTGGCCGTATTACTGGTCGAATGACCGGGCGGCTGATGCGTGCCAGTTTATTGAGCAGTTGCCGCATGTGGAGGGGAAGTGGGATACGGCGACGATTCAGTTGCAGCCCTGCCAGGTGTTCTGGGTGGCGAGCCTGTTTGGCTGGCGCCATCGGGACGATCCGGAGCGGCGACGGTTCACGGTGTTCTATCTCGAGCTCGGGCGGAAGGGCGCAAAGTCTACGCTCATGGCTGGGGTGGGGCTGTACCACTTAGCGAAGGAGAATGAGCCAGGCGCCAGCGTAGTCTGCGGGGCCACGACGGGATCGCAGGCGCGGATCGTGTTCGGGATCATGCAGCGGATGGTCCGGCACAAGTCGGCCAAGTGGCTGAGGCAGTTAGGGATCGATGCGCTGGCGAATGCCATCATTACGGAAGACGGCTCAGTGAAGCCCATTAATGCGAAGGCTTCGACACAGGACGGCCTGAACCCCAGCTGCATCATCCTGGACGAGTCCCACGCCCAGAAGTTTGCGTTGCATGACGTGCTGAAGTCGGCGCAGGGCTCGAGGCGAAATCCGCTGTTACTCTGCCCTACGACGGCTGGCTATGACTTGCTGTCGGTCGGGTATGCCCTGCGGATGACTCTGACGAAGGTGCTGCAGCAGGTGTATGAGTCGGATCATTTCTTTGGCCTGATCTATACGCTTGATGAGGCTGACGACTGGAGGGACGAGGGCGCATGGCTGAAGTCAAACCCGATGTTCGGTATCACACCTACACGCGACTGGGTCCGGTCATTCTGTGCGGATGCCCAACAAACGCCAGGCATGGAAGGCGAGTTTCGGGTCAAGGTGTGCAGCCAGTGGATGCAGGCGGCCTCATCGTGGCTGAGTATGACACGATGGGACGCCTGCACCGATACCACAATGAAACTGGAGGATTTTAAGGGCCAGAACTGTTGGATTGGAGCGGACTTAGCGCAACTCGATGACCTGGCTGCGGTGGCGCTGGTGTTTGAGAAGGCTGGCATCCTGTACGTGTTCGTCTACTTCTACTTGCCAAGGGTCGTGGTGGAGGAACGCGGCCGCACGGTGCCAGCTTACCTGCAGTGGGCCAACGCCGGCATCCTGCGGCTCACGGATCTGCCGATGACCGACCAGACGGTGATTGAGGCCGACATCCGTATGTGGTGCAAACAGTTCAAGGTGCAGGCGATCGTGTTCGACCAATTCGGTTCCGCCATGATTCAGAACCGGCTGGAGAAAGACGGCCTGCCAGCCAAGATTGAGCCTAAGAATGCCGCGACGTTTACCCAGCCCGCCAGGGAGCTCGAGACGCGGATCAAGCATGGGCGGTTGCGCCATGACGGGAATCCCTGCCTTAAGTGGAATGCCAGCAATGTCGTGGTCAGCCGGCGCATCGATGATTCGATCCTGCCGAAGAAGGAAAGCCCGGAAAGCCCGAACAAAATTGACGGCATTGATGCCTTACTTGAGGCTCTGATCCCCATGCTGAAGGCGCCACAGAAGCCAGCCTTCCAAGCGTTTGTCATTAGCGGTGCCAGATGAGTGATAAGACACCACTACAACGGCCCCGCGGCAGGCCCAAGGCTGACGAGTCGAGCACGAGGGTCTCGTCATGGGTGCGTGACAGCGAATATGATCGGTTAGTAAAAATGGCGAACCAGCGGGAGCAGTCAGTCTCTAAGTTGGTTCGGTCGTTGCTGATGATGAGGTTGAAGTAAATGGCGGCTCCGTATCGACACAGGATGTCCATACCGGCATTCAACTCGGATCGAACTAGACGCATGGCAGGTGTGCATGAGCGGCGTGCTCAGAAAGCTGGTGTGAAATGTGACCGGATTGACATTGGCCGTTTCTATCATCAGCGACGTGGAATTTGCGGTGTGTGCCGTCAGCCTGTAGATTTTGACACGTTCACAATTGACCATATTCGGCCCATAGCGAAGGGCGGTGCTCACTCCCTATGGAACATCCAATTAGCGCACGTGTCCTGCAATAGCTCTAAAGACGGCAGCCTGCCGGCGTCCTTGTCGGCTTAGCCTGTTCGGCAATTTACTTACTAATCAAATAAATTTGTCGTTCCAGTCCCTACACTGGAATACGTGCAGAACCGTGCCTGGTCCACCCTTGAGATTAAAGCGGTTGATCAGGAACAACGCATCATCGAAGGCATCGCCAGCACACCCTCGCCAGACAATGGCGGGCATGTGATGGATCCGGCCGGCGCGGAGTTCCGCCTGCCGATGCCCTTCCTCTGGTTCCACAACCAACGCGATCCGATTGGCGAAGTCTTCCAGGCTGATGTGAGGCCGGATGGCATCTACATCAAGGCCCGTGTCGCGAAGGTCACCAAGCCGAGCCGCCTGAAGACTCTGGCGGATGAAGCCTGGTCAGCCTTTACGTCTGATCCGCCGCTCGTGCGGGGGCTGTCGATTGGTTGGAATGAACTCGAAAGCAGCCCGATTAAGGGCACGAAATTCCAGCGGTTTACGAGGTGGTTCTGGGGCGAGTTGAGTGCCGTGACTATCCCGATGAACCTGGACGCCACCATTCTCAGTGTCAAGCAACTCGATCTGGCCGCGTCAGGCCTTCATACGTCCGGCGATACGGACATTCCACCCGTGAAGGCTGCGCATAAGGGCGGCCGAACCATGACTATTCAAGAACAGATTACCGGCCTCGAGAACAAGCGCGCAGCAGACTTGGCGCGCATGACGGAAATCCAGACCACCGTCACCTCGGAAGGCAACACGAAAGACGCGGCGCAGCGTGAAGAGTTTGACACACTGAAACTCAACCTGAAGGCGATCGATTCTGAGCTCGTAGACCTCCACGACATGGAGCGTCTGAGTATCGTAAAGGCTACGCCGATTACGCCAACTACGAGCTCGGTTGAGGCCTCCGCGCTGCGTGGCGGTACACCCACCACGCCAGTGATCACCGTCAAGGCGAATGCGCCGAAGGGTGCCGCCTTTGCTCGGATGTGTATGGCGATGGCTGCGGGGCACGGCGATTCCTATCAGACGCTGCAATACGCCAAGCAGTGGAAGGATTCGACGCCAGAAGTTGAGCAGATGGTTGAGCACATGTGGCAGACCAAAGCCGCGGTCGCTGTCGGCACGACAACTGACAGCACATGGGCTGGTCCTTTGGTTGTGACGCAGCCGTTGAATGAGTTCCTGGAGCTCCTGCGGCCACGCACCTTACTGGGCCGGATCCCAGGGCTGCGTCAGGTGCCATTCAACGTCAGCGTGCCGACGCAGACGACCGGAGGTACTTACGGGTGGGTGGGACAGAACAAGCCCAAGCCGGTGACGAAGGCTGACTTCTCGACGGTCACGGTGCCGTTCGCCAAGGCGGCAGGCATCATCGTGCTGTCGGAAGAACTAGTGAAGCTGTCGTCGCCATCCGCAGAGAACCTGGTCCGTGAGGAAATGATTGCCGGCATGGGGCAGTTCCTTGATGGCCAGTTCCAGGATCCCGCGGTGGCGGTGGCGGCAAACGTCTCGCCAGCCTCAATCACGAACGGTGCATCCACGGCAGCGGCTAGCGGTGTGACCGGAGCGGCAGCCAAGGCGGATCTGGCGGCATCGGTGGCGGTGTTTACCGCGGCCGGCATTCCGCTCGATGGCAGCGTCTGGCTGATGTCGGACTCAAACGCCTGGGGTCTCAGTATTTCGGTGAACGCGCTGGGGCAGCCGTTGTTCCCTGGGATGACAGCGATGGGTGGCACGCTCATGGGGATGCCGGTGGTCGTCAGCAACAGCCTGAGCACACGTGTGGTGTTGGTGCATGCGCCATCGATCCTGTATGCGGACGAAGGCGGCGTGCGGATCGATGTCAGCCGTGAAGCCAGCGTGCAAATGGACTCGGCACCGACGGACACGGTAGACGCCACCACGGTGTATCTGTCGCTCTGGCAGCGTAACTTGGTCGGTCTTCGAGCCGAGCGGATGATCACCTGGATTCGTGCGCGGACGGCGGCTGTGCGGTACATCACGGCAGCGGCCTATATCGGGACGTAGATGACGAGGTTAGCGATTGGGGGGCCGACTCGGGACACCGTGCCGGCCTCCTTTGCGGTAGACGTCGCGCAACTCTACGCGAAGACGTTGGATGCGCACCTCTGGTC